GAAAGGAACAGTAACATGGCAACAGCATTTCAATTAACACCTGAGCGTGTTGAAAAAATAGAAACATACAACAGAATAGGTTGGCCGAACTTGATGACGATTTCATTATTGGAGTTGTACACACAAACTAGTCAAGATACATTACGATCAGTTTTCCTAAGCAGAGACGATGCACCCTTCATTAAATACCATCAACGTGGTGGTGTGATTCCACGAAAAGCATGGGACGCGTTTACGGCTGCTATATCAGTTGGGAAAACATACGAAGGTGAAATTTAGAAAGGTAAATAACATGGAAGAAATTATCAAGATTGATACATCTCAATCGGGAGAACAGTTTGTTAACGCACGAGACTTGCACAAGGCGTTAGAAGTAAAAACTCAGTTCAACAAATGGATTGAACGAATGATTGAATATGGTTTTGTAGACGGTACGGACTTTTGGTCATTTTTGTCCAAAACCTCAAGCGGCGGTCGTCCGAGTGTCGAATACAATCTAACGATTAGCACTGCAAAAGAAATTGCGATGTTACAGCGTAACGAAAAAGGTAAGCAAGTACGTAATTACTTTATCCAAGTCGAAGACCGCTACAAGAAGTTAGCCAACGATCCATCTTATCAAATGGCACTTGGTCTGAAAGCATCACAGTTACTGCTTGAGCAGAAAGACCAAATCATTGCCGAGATGAAACCTAAAGCGTTGTTTGCAGACGCAGTAGCAACTAGTCATACAAGCGTTCTGGTTGGTGAATTGGCTAAGATACTCAAACAAAACGGTGTCGATACAGGTGCCACACGGTTGTTCAGTTGGTTACGTGATAACGGCTACTTAATCCGACGTAGAGGTACAGATTACAACATGCCAACACAGAAGAGTATGGAATTGGGATTGTTTGAAATAAAGGAAACCTCAATCGCACGTAGTAACGGCAGTGTCACGGTATCTAAGACACCTAAAGTTACCGGAAAAGGTCAGCAATACTTTATCAACAAGTTTTTGCAAGCAGCATAAGGAGAAATAACATGTGGTTTTTACAAATAATAGCAGTAGCGATCGTGCTAGGTGTAGTTTTCGTAGGTGGCATGATACAAGGTGAGTCACAAGAGCGTGAGCATCAACGTAATAAGCACCGCTTGGAACGTATGGGTGGCACAAATGGTAGCAACAAGTACATGCGGGTTAAATAAGGAGAATAGCAATGGAACAATTAATTAAATTATTACAAGGTTTGTTAGATGGTGAATTTGAGTTAAAAGAGTTTACACGATCGAATAAAGAAAATGATGACAACACAACAACTATGAGTTTTGGATTCGATGTCACGAAAATAACTGATAAGGGAGTAGAAGAACACAGTAAAGAACCTACAAAAGCAAATGTCATTGTCGAAGCTAATAAATTATTTTTAAAGGCAGCTGAATCAATAAGTCCAGAAGATATAAAAAACAACCCGGCACTTATAAATGAGTTAGCCGTGTTGCTAGATGAGATATTAAAATGAATCAGTTTCCATATTTAGATGACCGTACGGTTTCGACTAAAGTTTGGAAATCTTTCGCTGCTTGTTCAATTGTAATTGGTTCTGACTGGCTTAATTCTGTTCTTCCTAAATGAGTATATAACTGGGCGTTATGTTCATAAACAGAAGATAAAATATTAGCAGCTAAGCTAAGAGTAGCATCACTATTTCCGGTAGGACCAGGTGTCATTAATGGCATAAAAAACTCTTTCTGTACCGATTTGAATAATCGGATACTCTCAAATTAAATTTGCAAACGTTAGTTCGATAAACCGAACGCTTGTATATGTAAAGGATACCATTTTAGATAGAAAGAACAAGGTCAAAAAATGTCTTTTAAAAGCAATAAAATTGATGAGGTTTTGAAGAAAAAGCAACTCACATGGTACTGGTTATTCCAGCATACAACCATTGGTAAAACAACCATCTACGATATTAGAAAAGGTACCAATAAACATGTTGAGTTTGAAACCATGGAAAAAATAGCTGATGCACTAGATGTCAGCTTAGATGAATTTAGAACAAAAAAATAAGTGCCTAACTGCTGTAACAGTTAAAGCACTGGATATAAATTATTCGCAAGAAATTTATATCTCGATTATAGCAAGAAACGAGGTAAAAGCAAATGGTAGTGACGTTACCTGAACCATATAAACCACGAAATGATTTTGAACGTGATTATTTTGAGGGAAAAGAAGCCGTTCCGTTTCACGAGAAATGTTTGTATGTTTATGCATTAAATAATACAGATGAAGCCGACTTTATGTGGATGACTTATGAAGAATTGCAAAAAGAATGCTACTTCGTTTATGTGGTCAAAGTTGGAACGAAAGAAGTTGTTTGTGCCGGTGAAGCACTTGGTACGTATTTGGAAAAGAACTGCCTAAACGGTGTGTACAAAGGAATAGTAACACCTTATAGCACGTATGGCGAAGAAGCAATTAAAGAATTGGAGTGGAAATAATTATGGCAAATGAAGTAGCCCAAGTTCAAAAAATTATCAACAGTGACAAGATGCAAAAGCATTTTGAGGAAATATTGAAAGACAACGCAGCCGGTTTCTTAAGTGGATTGTCAACGGTTGTGGCATTAAACCCAGACTTAGCCAAAACAAATATGAATGACTTAACAAACGCTGCAATGCGAGCAGCCATTCTTGATTTATCTGTCTTGCCAGACCTTGGTGAAGCCTACGTCATTCCGTATGGGAAGCGAGCAAAGGTAGACGGTAAGTGGGTAACCAAAGATGTTAAAGCCCAATTTCAGCTAGGATATCGAGGAATTATCAAGCTTGTACAGAATACCGGTCGTGTTGGTCGTTTGGGTGGAAGTGTTGTTTATGAAGCGAACAAGCCACATTACAACTATGTATTTGATGAATTCACAATGGAAAATGAAAACTATGATCCATACGTAGACGGTGAAAGTCCAGTAGCCGGATACTTGGCATTTTATTACTTAGACGGCGAACGTATCGTCAAGTATTGGCCGATCCAACGAGTAATTAACCATGCTATGAAGTTCAGCCAAACTTATAAGGGGCCAGACCATAAAGACCGTTACGGCAAAACACCACAGACACCATGGTACACGGATTTTGATGCAATGGCGATTAAAACTGTGATGAAAGACTTGCTTAAGTTTGCCCCCAAGACTACTAAGGTTGCGCAAGCTATTGCCGAAGATGATAAGAATGAGCGTGAAGCACGTGATGTTACTCCGGAAACAGAAGAAATCACTCCTGAAGAGCAAAACGTTGAACCAGAAATTATTGATAATCAACCAGCAGAAAAAAGCGATAATCCGTTTTCGGGAGTTGATACAGGTGATGCGCCTAATCCTTTTGCTGAAAAGAATGAAGCTTTGGAGGACGTGAAATGAGTGAGCCAAAAACAGTAATGCCATTGATTAGCTTTGAAAACGGTGTGGCACAGAACTGGAACGATTTACGAGCAACGTTGAACGGTGTTGAAGTGACCACGATTAATAGCAAGGTAGATGCTCAAAGTATGGCTGCTTTGAAGAAAGACATGAAGCAAGTATCTGACTTAATCAAGAAATCAGTGAAGCAAAATGTTAAGGATTATGAACAAGAATTAATTGAGCGCAATGGTGGTTTATTCGCCGTTAAAGATACTGCCGATTCAATCATTGAGGATATTACGGAAGAACAAAATACGTGGAATGTTGGTCGTCTAAAGCAATTACAACCAGTGTTGCAAAAAGAAATTGATGAGCGTAATGAATCGTATCAACTTAAAACACCACTGACCATTAAGGCAGATTGGTTGAAGATTAGCAATTTCACTGCTACCGGTAAACCAACTGGAGCGCTAACGAAATTATTGAATCTAGAGTTTGTTCAAGCCAAGGCGTTGGAGTCTGAACCACCTAAGTTAACAGAAGTTCAGGAAGTGAAAAAAGCAATTAAATATGAGTTCTCGAAAGTTTGGGACGATATTCAAGATGACGGAATTTACACCGGTAAAGACTTCAAACAAATGCTTTCTGAAATCGCCAAACAATTAAATTAAGGTCGTTATGACCCGATCATCGTCACTAAACTGATTAGCCAGTGAAAAGAGTTTAAGTCGCTCGATTCGTTGATGTTCATTCGTATGATGACGATGTGGCGTAACCACACGAAAGGGTGTGAAGCCCATAAAAAAAGCCCAGTCATATAGGCTGAGCCATAACTACTATTTTGCTTGACGAGGCGGTGTGCGCTTGTAAGGCTTCTGTTTCTTCGGACCGTGTGATGGTCCGACAGGAACAGTCTTGGGAGTAGTTTTATGTGGGTGTTGCGGAAAATGTCTAGTTTCTCCCATGATCACTATTCTCCTTTCAAAGGATAACTATATTTTAAACCTAACGAGGAATAAAAATGAAAAAAATTAAAGTTGGCGGAATAGATTATGAATTAATAGCCAAAGAAAATTTAGAGGATAAAAACGAATCCGTGTGGGGATTTGTAGAGTACGAAAGCTCAAAAATCTATGTAAGAAGTAATATATCGAGACAAAAAAAGCTACAGACAGTCATTCATGAGTCGCTCCATGCAATGCTTCACGAATCAGGTCTAGACAATTATGCGAATGATGAAAAAATTGTCACACCATTATCTAACATGTTGCATCAATTTTTAAAAGATAATCCAAGCTTGCTTAATGAGTTGAAACAGTAAGAGGTGATACATGGCACAAAGAAGAATGTTTAGTAAAAAAGTCACCGACACTGATACTTTTCTTGATATGCCGTTGTCAACGCAGGCACTGTATTTTCACTTAAATATGCATGCAGACGATGACGGATTTATAGATAACACTAAAACAATCCAACGAATGATTGGATCTAGTGATGACGATAGAAAGTTGTTAATCGCAAAACAGTTTTTACTCCCTTTCGAAAACGGAGTAGTAGTGATAAAAGATTGGCGTGTTCACAATTATATTCGTAAGGATACCTACAACAAAACCATGTATCCCAACGAATTAGAGCAACTTCAGATTAACAAATCAGGTCAATATGAACGCCAAGATTTAGTTACGTATACAGAACGTCCACGAGACGTAGACGAAACGTTGACACAGGTAAGGTTAGGTAAGGTTAGGTTAGGTAAGGATAGAAAAGATATATTGTCCGGTTCTGAAGAACCCGACCAACTCCCTTACAAAGAAGTTGTTGATTATTTGAACGAAAAGACTGGAAGTAAGTATCGAAGTAGTGGAACTAAAACTAAAAATTCAATCAAAGCAAGATTTAACGAGGGATTTAGTTTAGATGATTTCAGAACTGTGATTGATGTTAAAAGCAAGCAATGGTTAACAGATCAAAAAATGAAACAGTACCTAAGGCCTGAAACGTTGTTTGGAACTAAGTTTGAAAGTTATTTGAATGAAAACGAGGTAACTAGCAAGCCGGCAATGAAGAACGGAGGCTATGGAACAAGATGAATAGCCTCAAGGAGATGTTAGAAAACGATGAACGCTTTGCCAAGAACAAGGTTAGCGATGAAGAATTGCAAGCATGGCGTGAAAAGGTAGAACGTGAAGACCAGGAACGAGTTAGGCAAGCATTGTTTAATAACAGGGCACGTATCTACAAGCGAGATAGCGTGTGGGGAACCAGCGGTGAGCAGACGTTCACATTTCAGAAGTGGAATCCAAAAGTGCAACCAAATGAAAAGTTAGCCCACGATATTTGGAAAAAATCAGCAGACATCACAAAGAGAATGTTTGATAGTAATTTCAACGTTCTGTTCTATGGTGAAGCTGGTACTGGTAAAACGGCTATGGTGTTAGCAATCATTGATGCACTGAAACAACACTCGGATAAGTTGAGTATGTTTGTCAGTGTTATGGACTTACGAGAACTGATTATGTATGACTTCAACGACAATGAAGCAGCTATCAAGATAAAGAACATTGAGCGATCAATGCGTGAAGTTGATGTATTGATGCTCGATGACTTTGGTTCAGAAGCGGGTGGTATGAAAAACGAAGGTAGTGCCACTGAAAGATTACAGCAGTTCTGGTTTCGAGTTGCTGAAGCAAGGCAAGTGAAAGATAAAGACGGCAACAAGCGTTACAGCACTATCGTGACTACAAATAACGATAGGGGCGATTTGGAACGCATGTACAACAAGAAGATTGTTAGCCGACTGATTACAAAAAAAGCAGAGAACACGGTTGTGTTTGACGGATTGGACGATGTCAGAGAATGAGTTATCAAATGATTTGTACAGAAAACGACAGAGTGATTATGCGAGACCCAAGAGTGTTCACGAAGTTTGATGATGTGGAGTACGCATTAGCCAAGCGCATGTGCGTTGACAGTGAACCTTGGAATTGGGGTATAGAGGAAATTTGAGGTAAACAAATTGAGTGAAGTTGAAGTATTTGGCTATAAAACTAAACGCGTGTATTTTCACGGTACAAAACCTGATTGCATGAAATATATTAATGGCTTGAATAAAATTGTTAGAAGTCCAAAGACGAAAAAGGAATCAGAAGTATTTGGGTTTGATGAACCGTTATTGGTTCGTAAGGTAGTTGACGAATAGTGACTGAATTATTTGGACAAGTGAATAAGCTAGATCCAAACAAAGGGTTAGTCACATTGCAAATGAGCACTGATGATATCCACACGCTAGAGAAGTATCACGCTAACGGACAGCCACAGGTAGTGTCATTGATAGCAAGTGATGAAAACGGTGTGTCAGCGCAACAGCGAAAGTTTGCGTTTGCATTGTTGCATGACATCTGGTGGTCGCAAGTGGGCGGCTACTGGATCGAAACACCTGAAACGGTTAAACAGCACTTCTATGCAATGTATGAGTATTACAACAGCTTAGACTTTGGAGAATTTAGTTTGAGTGCTGCTAAAGGTACTAAGACAGATACAAACCAGTTCATCAACATGCTATTAGATTATGCAGCACTTCACGACATTTCTTTGAGCGTGAAGCCGTTGAATGAACTGGAGCCACAGGAAATAGCGCACTGGGAATATCAGTGTCTGATGAACAAGTGTTGCGTGATATGTGGCAAGAGACCGAGTGACCTGCACCATTTAGACACGATTGGTCAAGGGGTAGACAGGCGTAAGACTAACCATTTGAAACACAGAGCCGTGCAATTATGTCGAGAACATCATCAAGAGGCGCACTCGTTAGGAATTGAGACATTCTTACAGAAACACCACCTGACAGGCATCAAGATTGATGAGCGGATTGCAGAGGTTCATAGATTAAATACCAGATAGACAATAACAATCGTTTTAAGGCGTTAAACGCTGTTTATGTACAAATACACTAAACAACATTTAAAACGTCAAATATGACGGTTTCTGTGGACGTTAGAGCAAATGAAAAGGAAGGGCTATGGCAACAAAGATAAAGCCAAAAGCAGAAAGTTTAAATAAAAATGCTTTTTATTTTGAGACAGAATTAACAGTTAATCCAGCACCTCATAATCAATCAAATTTTAATAAGTTTGGAAAAGTTTACAAGAGCAAGCAAGAAAAAGCTTACATTGCGGATTTGGCGATTAGGTTGAAGTCTAAATTGAATCGTAGTAAGTTCAAAAGATTTGGTCCGCAACCGATACGTGTTGATTACGTGTTCGGTTTCATGCCACCGCAGTCGTGGAGCAAGAAGAAAAAGTTATCAGCGCTTAATCGTGAGATATACCCAACATCATCACAGCTAGGTGATTGGGATAACTTATGCAAGTCCACACAAGATAGGTTGAATGCACTGATTATTGAAGATGATCGTTTCATTGTAGATGGCCGAGGGCGGAAGATTTACACCGAAAAACCTTATTTGAAGATTGAAATAGAGGAGGTTAAACAATGACAAACTATGCGACAGATTTTTGTGTCGAGGAAAGGAAACGAGGATTCGATGAAGCTTGCAAATGGATGCAGAAAAAGTTAAAACCTGAAACAGCAGGAGGAGAAAGTGACCATTTTTGGAGTGAGCCACAAACAAAAGCTTTAATAACTATGTTAAGTGACGGTTATGGAATTGATGAAATATCCGCCACATTAGGTAAGACGATACAACAAATATACGCTAAAAGAAGATTGTTAGCCAGCAATGGGGTAGTAAGTAAGCCTGTTCCACCATCGGAGATAAAAAAACAGCGCAAGGGTAAATTTATTGAGTTGGTTGAACAAGGTGAAAATAACGTTAAATTAATCGCCGATAAAATAGGTTGCTCTACTACAGCTGTCTATGAGTATGCCAAAGAAACCGGCTACGAAATAAAGAGTGGGAGAGTAATAATATGACGATCGAAGAATACAACAAGTCTGTTCAAGACAGACATAATAAACAAGCGGTATCTGACGGACGTTTCACCGACTCGTTTGAACGCAGGTCGGCAGTACAACGTCACAAAATGGCACAACGGAAAAAACGAGTTCGTTTGTTATTGCAAGAAGGCATCACCAGCATTGATGTTCTAGCGCAACATTTCACTATTAGCGTATCAACAATGCGTGGCGTTATCTATCAAATGGGATTAAGGATTGAAAATAGTCGGGTGGTTGTATGACGATATACAAAATAACGGCTGTACCGTCACATTTCATGGAGCTGTTTAACTCATACTACGATTATGAATACCAAAACGGCGAGTATGTGTCAGATAAACACTATGAGGCACTAAAAGCAGAAGTAGAGCATTTCAACAGCAACGTATCGAAAGCCGTGACTATAAAACTAGAGAAAGTGTGATGAGATGAAATTCACGAGCGTAAAAGTTAATGAATTGCTCGGTGTTGATGAAGCATTCAAAGTTCCAAACAAGTTAATGTCAATCATGATGAATCGTGAACAACGTGAGCAAACGTTTAAAGCATTTTTGGAAGTTGAGCGCGATACATCGTTTGATTGGTTTCACGAATATTTTGAAAGTGAACAGTCCGAGCGCAAGACTAAGAAGCAAGATTTCACGCCAAACAGTGTTTCTGACATTATGACGAAACTTGTTGGGAAAGCAGATACCTATTTTGAATCAGCAGCTGGTACAGGTGGTATTGCTATCCGTCATTGGTGGCATGATTTGATTGATAACCACAACCCATTTTTCTATGAACCATCAGATGATTATATGGTATTAGAAGAAAAATCAGAACGTGCGTTACCATTTCTATTATTCAATCTATCAATTCGAGGTATCAACGCAATCGTTATTCATGGTGATAGTTTAAGCCGTGAAGTCAACAATGTTTATTATCTACTGAATGATAAAAATGATTTCTTAGCATTTAGCACAGTAAATGTTATGCCGCAAAACAGGACGACAATGAAAGAGTTTAATGTTAGTCGGTATATTGATGAGCCGATAGATCACATTGAAGCAGACATCAACATGTGGCGTGACAACGTTGGTAATAAATACGATTTTGCAGCTAAATTTATTGAAAAGTATTCAAAATTGAAAGGAATTAGTCATGAAGATAGTTAGCTTACAGAGCGTGGGATTGGGAGCGATATTCAGCGGTGGAGAACATGTTAATGGTTTTGGATTCAACGAACCATACGTGATGGCTGTTGGTAAGCGATTAAAAAATGGTCGCGGTGAACAGTTAGATGTCACGGTTACTGAAATAACACACTTGTCAGACTATCTCACTAATAAAGAAGTAAACGACATACTGCCTGATTATTACAAAGTCCACACATCAGACGGACACATCAGAGTGTTGCCAGCAGACAAGTACATTGCAGAATGGAGCGACAACACCGACCGTATCAGTCCTGATGACATCAGCAATGATATTCATGAGTTTTTACACGGAGGAGACAAGTAAAAATGACACTTAAAGAGAAGAAAAAAGCAGCCAGTGGTCTTGGCTGGTTGAACGCATTATTAACACCATTGGTATTTATGGTTATGTGGAATTGGTTTTTTGTGAAAATTGGCGCTCCACAAATCAACTATTGGTTATCGTTTGGAATTGTTCTGACTGCCGATTTTATAATCATGATGCCGTCACAGTTAAATGAAAAAGCGTTGAATAGTGACGTTGAGTACCGATACAAGTCGAACATTTTGAATACCTCATCAATAATTATGACAATGATTGTTGCTGTGATTATTCATTTGTTTGTGGGGTGACAGTCAATGATTGAAATAGGACACAACTTATAGCATGCGATTGAGTTTGGCATGTTATTGTCGGCAATGGTCGCAGTTACTTATATTGTATTGAAATATTATGGAGGTCGAAAATGACATTTGATGAAGTGTTAGATGAAATGAATGCAAATCAAGAACCAAGTGAGTCCATAAGATTTATGGAGCAGTTACGTGATATTTATGCGCCAACAGTTGAGATGACAAAAGAGCAATATGAACAATTTGTTGATTTTAGAAAGAGAACAGATCATGTTCAAACACACGCTGTCACATTACACGATAAAAAAACCGAATATCCAGATTTTTTAAACGACTTGGTTGGTGGAATATATGGACGATTATTTTTGCAAGCATGGTTACACCCAGAAACAATCAAGATAGTTGACGAATAGTTAAAGGAGTAGAGCGTGGCGGGACAATGATTAAAAAATTTGAAACAGAAAAATACATTGCTTTTCACAAAATGATTGACGCAATGTTATCAGGAATGGAAAATCAAGGAGCTGATAATTGTGAAAGCACAGCGGAAATTGGCGACCATGTTGTAAAAATTAAGATCGAAATTTATTAGGAGATTTAAAATGACATATTTATTAGATGACAGCAATAACGGCAAACCGCTTGTTTTCTCTACAAACGAACAGTTTTTTTACGATTGTCAGGAGGCTTTAACAAAGGCAGGATATGAACTATCGTGTTCAGAAAAGCTAAAGCATAAGAAAAGGTTGCTATTTGAGATTAATCAGCATGGCTCTGAAACTGTATTAGGTTCAGCAAGTATGCCCTCGGTGGTTAAAATAATAGTTGATTATGTAGAAAAAGAACATTTTGTTGCGTTAGAATATGAATTTGTTGGATAGTTAGGAGCAGAGCATGGCAGATAGAATAGACAGATACCTAAGTGACTATTATTCGGGTGTAATCGACATGCAAATCAAGCTACGTAAGATAGAATTACAAACACCTGAAACAATAGATGAAAACATAGGCGGTGGCACTGCTCAGAATAAAGAAAATCGAGTTTTGGATAATCAGTTAATCATTGAAGAAAGCGATTATGCGTTGCAGTCCTTTATCCGTGACAAGTGGTGTATGTCTAACTTTTTGAAAATACTAACTGAGGAAGAACGAGCCATGCTATCTTTGCGATACGATCGTAGACGTAAGCGTAGTTGGAATCAGGTAGCCAGAATACTTTCAAAATCAGAGAGTCAGTGTCATAGAGATTTGCAGGAGATTAAGCAGATATATCGAAAGTCAGTGTTTGCTTATCAGCCTGTGAATAACTCAGAGTAGCGAAAACATGCGAGTTTTTAGACAGTTTTTGACCTAAAAACAGTGTGATAATTGTATTGTTGATAATTATCAATCATATTGAAAACGGTATAGTAATTCACAGAAAACAATGTTAATATTATTTTCATGGTGTCTCACATGAACATTCCTGATTTTACTTTGTTTAACTTCTTTCTCACTAAAAGGAGTGAGACACCGTACATAATATGTTAGTGGCAAAGATAACTATGTGTACTAGCATTTAACGTGTGGTGACCTAGAAATATCTAATCTCCTGAGAAAAGTTATGATATATTGCAAGAATGGCATGGGTCATCAAAAAAGCACCTTAGGGTGCTTTTTTCTTTGACTTAAAAAAATACTCACAATTAAAATAGTGTCTGGGTTATTGCTAATCCATTAAAAGCATATCCGAAAAAAGTTCGAGTGATTCTTTTCTACGAAATGTCAGCGATGCTGTTTCTTATTTTTCTTATCACTCCGTTCCACACGCTTCGGAAAAAGCCACTGTGTATGTAAAAATACGATAGGTTGGAATATCTATCATTATGCGAGGTGAGAGTTGGTAGCATACGTAGTGTCATGAACTACGGTAGACTGGTTCGATTCCAGTACCTCGCATTGCGGTCACACGCAAACACAATTTAGGGTAACGACATTTGCCTGTCTTACCGTACATAACGTACCTTAACGGGTGCTTTTTATTTGAAAAGAGAATCGTATGAAAATCGACAAAGATTATGGTCTTGTCGCTAGTGATGATGAATTAAACATCTACCGAAAGATTGACAAGCAAAGACAATATAGCAGGAAACAAAACAAAGCATCTAAACGCAGACGTCACACAGACGAGCGCAAAGATGCTTTTTATGAAGATAGGAAGTGGCAGTGATGATTCGTTTGAATTGGACTGATGAACAAAAGAATAGAATCATCGAATTGAGCAAACAAGGTTTATCATCTCCTAAAGTTGCACAACAGATGTTTGATGAGTATGGCATTAATTTTAGTAGACGCACGGTAGCAAGGTTTATCGCAACAGGACAAACCAGTAGCCAATACAAGCGCAAGCCGAAACCTAAAGTCAAAGATGTGAAACGTGGTACTGAAATTGTCATCAACAAGGACGGTAGTACAACATCATCTACAACAACACAGATGACTGAGGAACAGGCCAAAGACCCAGAGTTTGTATTAAGAGCGCACGGTTTTAATCCTGATGATTGGGATATCGTATCAGCACGTAATAACTTCTGGCAACAGAACAGTGTCGAGAATGGCTTGATTGATTTGTATCAGTCTAAGATTACGGTTAAGCCTAAAGTTGATGATGGTATCAAGCGAGCGGTTGAAATATTAACACGTGACATTAAACCGCTTAAAGTTAAACACTCATTAGATTCATCACGGAAGCGTAACCTAGTTATACCGATTACAGACAACCATTGGGGTATCACTCATTTATCTGATGTACAAGACAAGTTGTCAGAGCTACTAGACATCATTAAGCAAGGCTATGGCACGATTGTTATTGAGATGATTGGAGATATGCTTCATTCTGATAAGATTAACAGCACTGAAACGGTTAATGGCACAATACTTGAAGATGTTGATATGCCAAAGGCTATTGATGAAGCTATGCAATTTACTGAAGCGATTGTGGTGACGGCTTTGCAGAATGCTAATACAGTGATGATTAAGTCAGTTGGCGGTAATCATGATTTTGATATCTCTTACATGTTTATGATCTGGGTTAAAGAGCGATTTAAGCAAGCACTAGTAGATGTGAACAACCGTTATCGCACAGCTTACTTATTAGGTCATGTACTTATCTCAATTCAACACGGCAATGTCAACAAAAAGAATCCTGCACAGATACTAGCTAATGAGTGCAGACACTTGTGGGGTATTGCAACAACAACCGAGATACACTCTGGCCACTTGCACTTTGATAAGACAGAAGACCAAAATGGAGTGGTGTTCAGACAGTTCTCAACGCCAAAGCCTAGTGATGATTGGGAAACTATGAACGGCTTTGTTGGTGCAAACAAGCTGATGTATGCACTTGAGTACAATGACGACCGATTGAAAGTTGAACACTTTATTTAGGTTAATGAAAAATGTTACGATGTTTATAAAGATAAGGAGATTTGATTATGAACGTTGGATATTTATATTTAGCCATAGCCATTATATCTGAAGTTATTGGTTCAAATATGGTCGTGAATACCGAGGGTTTCACGAAGGTAAAACCTACACTAATTTGTATATTCTGTTTTGGATTAGCAATATACATGTTATCGCTAACTGTTAAACACATGCCGTTGTATATTGCTTATGCAATTTGGGGCGGATTAGGAATTATTTTAGTTACGATTGTTGGCGTGACTCTTTGGAAACAAAGCGTAAACATTCCTACTTTAATTGGCATATTATTTATAGTAGTAGGTGTAGTAGTTGTTAATTTATTTGGCCAATCACACTGATGATTTTACGGTTATCAATTTCTAATCCAACCCACTTCTCTCTAGTAGTATAATTACAGAACGAGCAGATGAGGGAAAGTTATGATTATACTTGCAACAACAAAAAAATACTGATATTGATACTTTATATTTGTATCTTACACTGGCTGCGCTAATGCTATTCATGATGATCGTGGCGGCCGTATATTATCATTTTAAAAATAGAAGATAGATTGATTAAGCGCATAAGCGCTTTTTATTTTGCAGTGAATGAGGAGAAAAGATGAAACAATTTATACATGATTGGATTCACTTGACACAAGGAGAAATGTTTATAAAGTATTGGCATTTATGGTTGTTTATGGTGCTGATTGTGTTGCTTATTTCTATTGTTGTCGTATGGTGGCATGATGATATTTTTAAACAAAATAGAGATAAACAATGGCAAAATGGCGGTTTTACAACCGAAGAACCGATAACTGGCGAAGAAGCACCTTATTCAAATAGAATGGATAATTTATCATCAAAGTATTTAGTTCAAATGGTCGAAAGAGACCACGTATATTCAGTATTAGAATTAGCGGGTCGCTTACCATATACAGTTATGGACGTTATTAGTGAAGCTAACAGGTTAGGATACTCATTCGATAATCTTATGCAAGATCCTAACAAGGTAATGATTGATAAGAAGTAGGAGAAGTATTTATAGTAAATTATTTTTGATAAATGCTTTTTGGTTTGGATAAAACATTGAAAGGAGGTTCCTTAAATGACATGAAACTAACACCGAAACAAAAGAAGTTTGCTGATGAGTATATCAAGACTGGAAACGCTACACAGTCAGCGATTGAAGCTGGTTATAGTAAGCGGACTGCTGCGGTTATTGCGACGGAAAACCTAATAAAACCTAATATAAAAGCGTACATAGAAAAGTGCATGGCTGAAATAGCGTCAAACAGTGTTATGAGCTACACAGAAGCTGTTGAATTGCTTACTAGTATAGCTAGAGGTGAAGAGAAAGAAACTGTTGTTGTGGGCACTCCTATCGGTGCTGAAACAGTTGAAAAAGAGGCAGACCTTAAAACAAGGATTAACGCTTTAAAAGAAATACTTAAACGTTATCCAAACAATGATAAGTTGGTCGAACAACAAATACGCAAACTTAGTGCTGAGGCTGATATCGCTGAAGCTAATGCAAGAGAAGTCACTGACAATGGTACTGCCAATGAGATACGTGTGATTAATTTCGATAGGAGGGCAGAAGAAGATGAACGTAGCTAAATTAGTTAATCCAGCTTTTGACCACTTATGGGAAACAAACGCATCTAACATTATCGAAGAAGGTGGACGTGCCAGTACGAAATCTAGTGCGATTAGTATGTATCTAGCAATGGGTAAGATGGCTGATGAAAATGCTAATGTGGTTTGTTATCGTAAGGTGGCTGGTAACCTTAAACGTAGTGTGTATGAGCAAATTAAGTGGGCTTTAGATGAATTACACGTATCGTGGTTATTCCGCTTCAAAACGTCTCCTATGGAGATTATAGACAGGCGTAACGGTAGTGGTTTTTACTTCTCTGGTGTTGATGATCCAAGTAAGCAGAAGTCGTTTAAGATAGCTAAAGGATATGTGCGTTGGTTGTGGTTTGAAGAGGCTACTGAGTTCAGCAACTTTACTGAAATACACACAGTGCAGTTATCGTATACACGTCAAAAACTACCTAAAGGCATGCAAGTTGTCACGATATTCTCGTATAACCCACCACGTAATCCTTATGACTGGATTAACGAATGGGTTGAAACAATTCGTGATGATCCTGACTTCTTAGTGGTGCATACAACGTATTTAGATGATAAGTTACACTTCTTGTCTGAACAGTATTTACATGATATTGAGAAGTACAAGGTTAATGATCATGACTATTATAGGTGGCAATTCTTAGGGGAACCGGTCGGTCTAGGTACTAACGTCTATAAAATGGACTTATTTCAACGACTAGAACACCTAGAAGATTTAGATGATTCTGTTGTTGATTTATACTTCTCTGCCGATGTCGGGCACTCTGTATCAGCGACTGCGGTTGGTTGTTATGGTGTGACGTATCATCGTAAGGTAGTGTTATTAGACATGTGGTATTACAGTCCGGAAGGCAAAGTAGATAAAATGGCGCCTGACGACTTATCTAAGAACATTCACGAGTTTATAGAGAAAATGTATGCAAAGTATGGTAAACCTATCAGCAACATGACTATGGATAGTGCAGAACGTGCGTTGCGTAACCAATATCATAAAGATTATGGTGTTGATTGGCATGCAGTAGCTAAATTAAAGAAACCAGATATGATTGACCGTATGCAGAATTTACTTGCACAGGGTCGTTTTTATTATCTGCCTACTGAAAATAATCTTAAGTACTTTATTCCGCAACATCAGAAGTACCAATGGGAAGAAAAGTCCTTACAGACAGATGAACCCAAGGTTATTAAGGTTGATGATCATGCTGTGGATAGTGCACAATATTTTGTTCTCGATAATGAAGATGTACTAGACCTTGCATGGTAGGAGCAATTATGACAATCAGAGATAAACTACATGAGTTTTTTACGAAAGGAAAAATAAGCATGGGCTTTGGAAAATCACTTGCAAATATTACTGATGACCCACGCGTTAACTTGCCTGTCAGTGAAATTACAAGAATTAGAGAAGACTTGGACTATTACAGTGATGTATTTGCTGATGTTCATTTCTACAATACGAATAATGAACGGCGTCAACGAAAGTTATCGACGTTGTCTGTTACTCATCAAGCAGCACGTAAATTAGCATCAGTTATATTCAACGAACAGGTAACCGTATCTGTAACCGGCGAAACTCTTGATACCTTTATTAACAATGTGTTGACCGACAACTTGTTTAATTTGAAGTATGAAGAGTATTTAGAAACTGGTATTGCTACTGGTGGATTTGCTATTCGTCCATACGTTGATAACAACAAGATTAAATTAGCTTGGGTGCGTGCGGACCAATTTGTGCCGTTACAATCTAACACAAACGATATTCAATCAGCAGTTATCGTCAATCGAACAACTAAGTCAGAGAATAATAAGACTGTCTGGTACTCGTTACTAGAATTTCATGAATTCGATGGGATTAGTGAAGAAACGATAACTAATGAACTGTATCGCTCCGAAAACGTTGGTGAGATAGGACAACAAGTTAATTTAATTGTTCTTGATGAGTTTGCTGACTTACCAGAACAAGTCGTTATTAGCGATATTGTACGTCCTACATTCGCCTACTTCAAAACGCCTGGAAAGAACAACAAATCAATTGAAAGCCCGCTAGGCATTGGAATTGTAGAGAATAACAAACACGTTATTAACGCGATCAATACAGCGCAAGACCAGTTTCATCGTGAAGTAAAACTGGGTAAGAGGCGTATTGCTATTGATGGCACGTTAATGAAACCCCAAACTGAACATGCGGGCGACGAGAATAAAGGTTATCCAGTATTTGACCCAGATGATGATGTGTTTATGCAAACAGGTGAGTCAAAAGATGGTAAACCGTTGTTGCAAGACTTGACCAACGACATACGTGTGCAACAGTATAATGATTCACTTCAAGTGTTCGTGCGTGAGTTTGAAAATAACATCGGACTATCACAAGGTACACTATCTACTGATGCCACAAAGAGCGATAAAACAGCCACAGAGGTTGTTTCTGATAACAGTGAAACATATCGCACTCGTTCAAGCTACATTACACAGGTTGAAAAGCAAATTAAAGAATTGATTATATCAATCGTGCAATTAGCTACCAAACCAGAGCTGTTTGACAATCAATTAGCACCGTTATCAGTAGATTTAGTAAATAATCCATTAGAAATTAACCTACACTTTGATGATGGCGTATTTGTTGATAAAGATAAGCAACTTGAAGAAGATTTAAAGGTTGCAATGGCTGGATTTATGCCTAAGAAACAATTCTTAATGCGTAATTACGGTTTGAGTGAAGATGATGCTGATGAATGGCTTGCCGAACTACAAAGTGAAGCACCTGAAACAGATAATATGCCTGATGAACAAGCTGGTATGCTAGGCGGTAATGATGGTGAAGGTAGTGGAGGCGATGATGAATGATTACGCCAAACACAATGCAACAGCAAGCAAATAGTATATCTGATATCTATGCCAAATTAGAACAGGATATATTCAAATTGCTGATTGATGCAGTTAAGGACAGTGATTGGGATAAAATCAATGGCGATAACGCTATGATGTGGCAAGTTGAACAGCTTAGTAAAATGCATGCGTTAACTCGTGATGTGATCAAGATAGTGGCTAAAGCTAACAAAGTATCAGAACACGAATTAACAAGCATGATTAAGCGTAACGGCTTGCAAATAGTATTAGAGATTGACAAACAATTACAGGGAATAATGAATAAACAAGTCACTGTTGGCGATGATGTTTCTAACATGTTAGATTCAATCATGCGGCAGACATTCCTTGATATTAATAACAACGTTAATCAAACACTATTGACTACAAATTACGAAAATAATGCAGCTATGAAGACGTTTCAAAGTATCGTCAAGCAATCAACGCTAGAAGTAACAAGCGGGCTTAAAACGCCAGAAAAAGCCGTCAGAGATAACGTGTATAAATGGGTTGATAAGGGCATTCAAACTACTTTAGTTGATAAAGGTAATCACGGTTGGTCATTGGAAAGTTATTCCAGACTAGTTGTTAATGCTACGGCACACAGAACATTTAATGATTTACGGTTAAAACGCATGCACGATTATGGCATGGGTCAAGCGATGATGAGTTCACACCCTGCCGCTCGTGAAGCATGTGCGCCTATTCAAGGCAAAGTAGTCAATGTTGTGACAGAAGATAATGAAGCTTACAACCCAAAGTATGACAGCATTTATAACCACGGTTATGGCAACCCTCAAGGGACACAAGGGATTAACTGTAGCCATACACTAACGCCATTTGACCCAGATGTGAACACTGACGTTACACCTAAGCAGTATGACCCTGACGAAGCTATGAAACGTAGCCAAGAGCAACAAAAGCAACGCAACATGGAACGAGCTATACGTGGTAGCAAGAAACGTATAGCAGCGGCACAAGAATTAAACGACCAAGAAATGGCATCAAGAATGAAGTCACGTATATCTAGTCAGCAGAAAAGCCTACGAGAATTTATTGGTGATAAAGACTATCTAGGTCGTGATTATTCGCGTGAGCAAATTTACAGTAAATAATTATGTGGACCCGAGCACGTCCCTTATAAAAGGCTTTTTTAAGTTCAAAAAATTCGGTGACGTTACACCGTAAAAACACGAAGGAGATTTTTATGAACAGGGATACATTGCAAAAGTTTGGTCTATCAGACGAACAGGTAAACCAAGTCATGGCTGAACATGGTAAGGATTTGGAGAAGTCAAAGGGCGTTGAGAGCGAATTAGAACAGTTGAAACAACAAAATACTGATCTAACATCACAAATTGCCGAGCGTGACAAGCAACTCAAAGACTTATCAGGTAAGGCAGGCAATAATGAAGAACTTCAAACTCAAATCAAGGCATTGCAAGACCAAAACAAGCAAGCTAAGACTGATTATGAAGCAAACATTGCCACATTGAAGCGTGATGGCGCTATTGAACTAGCTTTGCGTGAAGCTAAGGCTAAAAACCCAAAAGCTGTTAAGGCATTACTGAACGGCGACAACATTACGATCGACGATGACGGTGTACATGGTTTGAAAGAACAACTTGAGCAATTACAAGAAAGCGATGGTTATCTATTTACTGACAGCCAAGAGGGTGCAAAGCCAGGTGTGAAAATTACTGGTTCTGGAAATCCTTCAGGCGGTTCAAGTGAAGTGCCAAAGCTTAGCGAATTGTCATATAAACAAGCGCTTGAACTTAAGAGCTCTAATCCAGAGGTCTACGAACAGGCGATTGCACAAAATAAAGGAGAATAATTCATGGCAAATGATTTAACTACATTGGAACAAATGATTGACCCAGAAGTGATGGGTGAGATGATTCTTGCACAACTACCAAAGGCAATCAAGTTTGGGGCTATTGCACCTATTGACGACACTCTATCAGGTCGCCCGGGTGATACAATTACAGTTCCTCGTTGGAAGTATATTGGTGATGCGAAAGACGTTGCCGAAGGTGCAGCGATTGATTATGAAAAATTGACCAACTCAACTGACACATTTACTGTCAAGAAAGCTGGTAAAGGTGTTCAATTAACAGATGAGGCTGTATTGTCTGGCTACGGTGATCCGGTTGGGGAAGCAACTCGTCAAATCACAATGGCTATTGCCGCTAAGCTAGATAATGATACTGTTGCTACTGCAGCAAAGTCACGGCTAAAATTAGTTAGTGCTGATTTTACAAAGTTAGATTTTATTGATGATATTGAAGCTGCATTCATCGATGATACATCTGGCAACAACTTTGAAGGTGATGATGGTAGTGCGCAAGGTGTTATCTACATGAATCCAAAAGACGTTAACAAAGTTCGTAAGGCAGCGGCACAAGATTGGGAACGTGCATCACAATTAGGAGATTCAATCCTATCTACTGGCGTGTTTGGTGGTGTATTGGGTTGGCAGTTTATTCGTTCACGTAAGATTCCTGTTGGTTCAGCTGCTGTTGCTAAAGCAGGTGCTATGAAAACTTACTTGAAACGCGCCGTGCAAGCTGAAAAAGCTCGTGATATCGATCATAAGTTGACTAAGTTCAACGCTGACATGCACTATGGTGTTGCAATCTATGACGACACAAAGTTGCTTGTAATCAAGCCATTTACTTATGCTGATGGTACTGTTATCGACCAAAACGTTACTAGCGTAGAAAATAAGTCAGTACGTAAGTCAAACAAGACGACGACAACAACGGAAGTTAGTCGAGGAGTTTAGTAATATTTACAGAAAGGAGTAAGTTATGTATTTAACTTATCCTGAATTTACAAATATATTACCTAATTCAGTATCTGAAGATACGTTTAAAAAGTTGATTTCAAAGGCTGAAATACAAATTGACACCGTGACTAACTACTTTTATGGTATGCCTAATTCGCCTGTATTATCAGATGACAGCGCTTCTGAATATCCATGGATTAATGCTAGGGCTAAGGCTTTCAAACGAGCCATAGCGCTAACTATTGATTATATGGATAGAAATAGTGTCACGGACAGTTCTGATTTGAACGATGGTTCATATTCAAGCGTGGAAATAGGCCGTACAACACTACAATCTGCCAATAATGATGGTTCATCATCAACTAGCAGCGGCTTTGCTGTCCCTGATGAAGTATTAATGCTATTGGGTCGTTTCGGTTTGCGATATGGAGGTGTTGCTAGTGTCTAAAATACCTACAATACCGAAAAAATATGCTAATCAACAAGTCATTTATCGTATGCCTAGTGGTGTGAAAGATAAATATGGTAAGCAAACTCAAATAGATACAATCATTAATAATTGTGTAGTTCAACAAGAGACAATTTATTCAGGAACGAATAATGGTCGTCAAGTTGTTGCCAATGCAGTTATTTTTTTGTATGCAGATGTGACAAACCCATTACCAAAGCTAGATAAAACTAGCCAAGGCAACAAAATTATTTTTGAGGGTGTTGAGTACACTATTCAACGGATAGTAGACAACCGCAACCCATTAGATAACGAGGTTTGGAGCTATGAAGTGGAGGTGTTGTGATGGCTATTAAATTAGACTTTGATAGGGCTAACCATATTATGGCTAACGCCAACAAGAAATCGTCACAGTTTAAGGCTGCTAACCAAGCAATGATGGCTATGGAACGTTTCGTCCCTAAGTCAGATATGCAAAAGCAGAATAGATTGAGGACAGCATCCAATGTCTCGAATAATGGCGAGCATATCATCTATATAATGCCTTATGCACGAGCTCAATTCTTTGGTGTGATTAACGGAAGTCAAATTCGCAATTATACAACACCTGGTACTAGTAGCCGATGGGACAAACGTTTGATAGGTGACAAATCATTGATGAAAACTGTAACTGATGTCTATGTAAAGGAGTTGATGAAGTAATGGATTTACTAGAAAGACTTGCTGATAAAATTAATCAGTTAGACAATTTACCAACTCAATTAATCATAGGACACTTGAGTAATGACAATGATTTTGGCATCTATTCACAGCCTGGTTCACAAGTGGTTAGTCAGGACTGGTCGGGCATTCAAGAACGAACACTGCCGTTTGAAATAGCTTTACGCACTGATGATTTTGAATTGGGTAATAATACGTTGTGGAAGATAAGCGAGTTGTTGGATAACACGGACAGTTTGGAAACAGATGGTACGTATGATTTCAACAAGATAGATATTGAACCACAACCATTCGCAACAATGATAGACGTCTCTGAAAAAGGCGTTTTTTTATTGGACTTTAATGTTGAAATAACACAACAAATTAATTTAGGAGATTAAAATGGCTAAAACATTTAATGAAAACTACCAAAATAAGTTAGAAATTGATACAGCTGGCAACACAACGCTAGCTGATGTCGCTAAGGCAAAGTGGGCGACACTTGCTGCTGGTATTCACCAGATCACGCCTTCTGCATCTGAAACAGCTGATACTACGCCTTACTACGATGGTGAAGGGTTCTCTAGTGTCGATGTAACTGGTAAGACGATTTCATTTGCTGTATCCGGTCACCGCTTAAACGGTGATGAAGCACAAGATTATATTGCATCAAAGTACATCAGTGTTGGTGACACACTACACACATTGGCTCGTTGGACTGATCCATCAGGAAAGCAAGTTCAGTTCCCAGCTACTTTGCAGGCCATCGTACCATTTGGTGGTGCTGCTAATACAAAGCAAACATTTAGTTTCACGCTTGCAGCTAATGGTAAGCCACAAGTTGTCAGCGCTGGAGTGTAACAGGAACCACAACCGGCGGCGGACAATAATATTGATCTAGCGACAACGGCTCAAACGTTCAAATGGGGTGAAAAGCCCAATTACATAACAATTCTAAGCGTTCATAAGGAGAACACACATGGCAATTAACATTACAAGTTTGATTATCAAGTCCGAGGACTTCATTATCGGTAAGCGAACATACACGGCTCGGTACACACCCGAAATTGATGAAAAGTATTCTGATTTGATGCTTAAGACAGGTGATTTGTATCGTCGAGTTGAAAAGTACGATGAAGACGCAACTTTGGACGAACAACGTAAGTTGGTAAGTAAGTCATACAAAGAAATGTCTGACAACTCAAAAGAATATTTGGAAGCTGCCATCGGTAAGAAAGAAGCTGACGAAATTGCTCGCTACGCTGACAATCGCGCTGTAACTATTGTAAAAATTGCGCAAGCTGTGTTTGAAGCTGGCCAAAGTGATGAATTAAAGCAAAAGTATGGCAGCAATCGTTCACAACGTCGTTCAAAAGGCAATGACTAATGTTTTCATTTACCAAGCGACCGGAGACGACATTTAAATTACTTGATAAAGAATATCGAATTAATTTAGCTTTTAATGTTGTGATTGAAGCGTTTGGTGTTTTGGATAGTGATTTAGATGACGATGAAAAAATTGATAAATGTTTTGATTTGTTGGTTGTTGATAGCATTCCAAGTGATGATATAGCCATTAAGGCGGATGTCATAAAGAGCTTGTTTGAGTATATCAATGAAAAGCCATACGGAAATGATGAAAGTGACTATAACAATGAAACACAAGTTGATGAGCCGTTAAGTAGTCAAGCTGATTATGATTATGAACAAGATGCTGGAGCAATCTATGCATCTTTCTTGAATTTCTATCACATTGATCTAAATCAAATGATTGACCGTATGGATTGGCATCAGTTCAAAGCTTTGTTTGATAACTTGGGTCCGGACACTCCTATTCAAAAGATAAGACAATATCGAAGTGATGACTTGACTGGATATAAGGACAATCCAGAGCAAGCGCAATTCGTAAGTGAAATGAAATCCTATTATCAACTTGACAATCAGGTAGAAGGAGATGGATTTACAGGAAACGCATCTGCAATCTTCGACATGATGATGGGAGATGCTGAATAAACACAGAAAGGAGGAAACTGAATGGCTGATGGTTCAATTAACATTGACTTATTGTTAAATGATCAGACAGATAAGACTTGGAGTGAATTCAAATCAAAGGCTGAAACTGCTGGTAAAGGTGGATATGAAAAGTTCAAAGAGTCGTTTAAAGGTGACCCACTGGTTGCAAAACTTGAAGCACAAGCTAACAAAGCTGGTATTAACAACTTTAAAGAGTTACTAAACAAGTTACCTAAAGAAAAGCGTACTGAATTGTTGGCTAAAGCTGAAAAAGGTGAAGTGGTTAACTATGAAAAGTTGCTTAAGGAAATACCAGCCAAGATAACGTCTGAAGTAGAACTAAACGACAATGCTACTACTGGTTTGAAATCTATTAAAGAGCAAGCTGAACGAACTGGCGACAAGTTTAGGCGATTGAAAGATATCATGATTGGTACTTTCGTAGCTAATGCCGTGATGGGTGGCGTAAATGCTATAACTAATGGTCTGAAAGAGATGACCAAAGCTGGCATGGAGTATAACAAGGAACAGGACACGATGAAAACCGTGTGGACTGCCTTAACTACCGAAGCACCACAAGATGGTAAAGAATTAGTCGATTATATCAACGATCTTTCTCAACATTCTATCTATGCAGCAGATAACATCAATGAAATGGCTCAAAGTTTCTACCACGTTCATTCAAACGTTGAGGAAACAAAGAAATGGACTGATGCATTCGTTGCGTTAGGTTCCACACTTCACATGACCGGACCACAGATATCTGAATCAGGTGAAATGTTCGCCAAAATTGTTGCTGGTGGTAAAGCTAGCGCAGAAGATATGGCTGTCATGATCAACCGTTTTCCTATGTTTAGTGAAGCTCTACAAAAGGCTACTGGTAAGAGCATGAAAGAGTTGTATGCCATGAGTGCTGCTGGGAAACTATCTGCCACGCAATTCACTGAAGCACTTGATCACCTTGGTGAGAAGTATAAAGGCGGTACAGAAGAAGCCATGACTTCTATGCAAGGTATGAGCATGTACCTAAAGTCACGTCTTTCTGTTTTGTCTGGCGAGGTTATGAAAAGCTCGTTCAACATGAGTAAGTCAGCAACGGCTGCATTACAAAGTATTACTAGTGATGATAGCATGAAGAAGTTTGCCGAAAGTATCGGTAGTGCTATGGGTAGCGTTCTAGGCGGCATATCTAAAATTATCACTTATATCGATAAGAACAAAGATGCAATCATCGGCATAATTGGAAATGTTAAAACTATTATTGGTTTAATTGCTAGCGGAGTTTGGGAAACTTTCAAAGATACTATTAATTTAATAGGCACTGCTTTTGGAAAGGTATCTGGAAATTCTGGAAAAGCCGCCGACCCGTTAAAAACTGTTAATAATTTGCTAGAAGAAATAGCAAACCACAAAAGTGCTTTAAAGGCTCTAGGTTCTGTAATGGTTGCATTATTTGCAACTAAAAAAATATATGGATTTATTGCTGGGATTGACGCTACAGTCAAGTCAATGAAAGATTTAATCATAGTCCAAAAGATAGCTGGATTTATGGATAGTTATAAATTAGCACAAGAAGCTGTCGCTGCAGGAACGGGTAAATTAACCGTCGCACAAACAGCTCTATCTATGGCATTCAAAGGAATCCCGTTAGTGGCTATAATTGGCGGAATTGTTGCGGTTGGTGCTGCCTTTTATGAATTGTACAAGCACAACGAAAAGTTTAAAGGTTTTGTTGAAGGAATTGTTAAGAGTGTTGGTAATGCTTTTGGAAAAGTAGCAAAGGTAGCAGGAGACCTCTTTAATTCATTTAAAGAGGCTATGAAACCAATTACAGATTCATTGATAGTTTTGGGTATGTCAATAGGAGAAGTGTTTGGTGATAGTTGGAAAGCTCTCACAAAAGCATTTAAACCGTTTGTAACCTTATTCAAAAGTATGTTTGATGGCGTTGGCGAAAGAATCAGCAAATTAGCTAAACCATTTGAGGAGCTAGGTGGAAAAGTAGGTAAAGTATTCAGTTCGTTGAAAGACTCGCTGAAAGATTTAATCGCACCATTTACCCACGCTGGAGATAAAGGTGGACCAATACAAGCCGTTGTCGAAAAATTAGATGGTATCAGCCAGTGGTTTATCGCTAATAAGAAAGTGTTCACCGATATTGCCGGTGTAATCGGTAAGGTTTTAGGTGCTGCATTTGTTGCTCTTGGTGCCATTATTCGTGGAACGTTTGAGCTGATTGTGCCTCTGGTTAAACCGACATTTAACATATTAGTGGCAATCGTCAAAGGTACGTTAGGGGTTATCTCTGGCTTGTTTAAGGCTCTCGGTAGCACCATTGCGCTTATCCTAGATGTTATTACTGGTAATTGGAAAAACGTCGGAAAGGACATCAAGGGAATTATCAGCGGATTAAGCAAGATAGTTACTAGCATTTTGAAGGCTATGGTAAGCGCTGTTGGTAATATTTTCCACGGGTTGGTGAAAGTCATTGATAAGGCTCTATGGGGTCTTGGTGCTGGGACTAAACCATTAGAAAGCTTCGCAAAAACTGTTAAAAAAATCTTTAGAGGTATTGTAAATTGGTTTAAAAAAGACTGGAAAGAAATACTTTTGCTTATTGTTAATCCTTTCGCTGGAGCATTTGCGTTGGTATATAAGCATAATGATAAGTTTAGGAAAGCCGTTAATCAGTTAGTAAAAGATGTTATTGACTTCTTTAAAAATATGGGTAGATCTATAGCTGATGTATTCAATGGTATTTTCAAATCTGTAAACAAATCATACGATGCAATAAAAGATTTTATTTATGACACGTCTAATGGAATTTATAAGTCGTGGAAAAAAACATGGAACAATATTTTTGACTTTTTTGGTGACACTTGGAACGGAATGAAAAAGTTCGGTTCTAAAGCCATCAACAGTCTGAAAGAAACTTTTGATGATGTACTCGGGAAAATAGGAAAATCATTCAGTAACACGTGGGACGGAATCAAAAGTGGCTTTGGTAGCATGTGGGACGGTATGAAAGATTTAGCTGGTAAAGGTATCAACGCTGTTATCAAAATTCCTAACGCTGGTATAGATGGCATCAATGGTTTGATTCATGACTTTGGTGGACCCAAAAACGCATTGGGTAAAATACCAAAGGTTAAGTTTGCCAATGGTACTGGTGTGATTAATCAGCTTACACATGCTATCTTAAATGATGGCAATGATAGCCCTGAAACGGGTAACAAAGAAACACTAATACACCCTAATGGCAAAATGGAAATAGTTCAGGGTAGAAACACTGAACGCCTATTATTGCCCGGAACAGAGGTATTAAACGCTTCAGAAACAGCCATGATGATGGGTATGAGTGGTGCTAAACACTTTGCTGGTGGAACCGGATTCTGGAGCAAATTAATATCGGGTGCAGGTTCTACAATTTCAAATGTTGCCGGTTCTCTATGGGGCGGTTTGAAAAACGGTGTCGAGAAATTTACCAAGATGTTTGGCTATATCACAGGAGCAGTCGCTAACCCAGCTGGAACATTAGGAAAAGTCATGAGTCTTAAGAGTGGTGGTGTTTCAAATGTTATGGACGGGCTAGCAAGCGGCGCTTATAAGAAAGTTACTAATCAAGCTAAAGACTGGTGGTCAACACTTTGGAGCATGGCATCTGAAAGCTCATCAAGTGGTACAGGTTCTAAGGGTGATGATTATGCATTTAAAAGCAAGTCAAAAGATAGTGGAGCAGACCCTTGGGGGTATTTCTATCGCGAATGTGTCAGTTTCATAGCTAGTCGATTAAAGAACTTGGGCGTATCAGAAAGTCTATTCAGTCACTTAGGTAATGGTGCTGATTGGGTTAATGCTAAGGTACCTCATTCAAAGACACCTAAAGTAGGAGACGTTGCTGTTTATGCCGCGGGTTCAGAGTTTGGTAATCACGCTTCCATAGTTACAGGTGTTCAAGGCGACAAGATAAGTGGTGAAGAATATAACTGGAGCGGTGACGGTAAATATCACACCTTTAACGGACGTAGGGCATCAGGAGCTACTACATTCTTAGACTTTGGTAGAAGTGCAGGAGCTAAAGCCAAAGAGGTTGCTACAAACAACCCACTATCTAAGTTAATCAAGAAGCAAACCGGTGGCATGATGTCATGGATTCAGAAGTTTATTGCTCCTATCAATGACTCATCTACTGGTGCTGACAATGATGTACAAAGTTGGAGCGGTGATGTTAAGAAAGCATTGAGTAATTTAGGTTTAAGTACCTCAGGCTCAATGGTTTCTAAGATTTTGAAGCAGATTCAAACTGAATCAGGCGGTAATGCTAAAGCTATTGGTGGTAATGACGGCTTAGCAGATGGTAATGCCACAGGTTTGATGCAAGTTAAGCCCGGAACATTCAAGGCATACGCAGTAGATGGTCATAATAACATCATGAATGGTTATGATAATATTCTAGCTGGTTTGAATTACGCTAAGCATCGTTATGGTAGTGATTTATCATTCCTAGGACAGGGTCACGGATATGCAAACGGTGGACGTACAAACGGCATTGGTGTTGTTGGAGAAGTTCAAGGCGAAGATGAATGGGTTACTAACCCAAATCGTTCTACGGCTGATACAAACATCATTGGTTCAATCAAAGAAACGGCTCAAAAGCAACCTAACAGCTTTGCTGCTAAGTTAGCCGGAGTTATTAATGGTGCAAAGAGTGGCATGCAAACAATAACATCTCAACAGCCAATCATAGCCGGTTCATCTTCTATGCAATCAACTAATGGCGGTATTGATTTGAGCGGCGACGTTCATATGACGGTTCAATTAGATAGTGGCGAGATTGCTCGGGCTACCTATCCAAAAATCAAGGTACTACAAAACCAAGAAATTCAGATGAAAGGACAAGTGACGGGTAATACTTATGTCTACTAATTATAAGGGCTCAATCATAATTCAAAGACGTGATGGTACAACGTACGACCTTGAAAAAGAAGGCATACACATCGTAACATTTGATCCACCTTCAGCTAACTTTCAACACACTTACACGCAAATTGGTAGGTATGGTACCGAACTGTCTGATAGTCAGATTCAACAAACTACCATACCCTTAACATTTGATGTGTATGCTCGAGACAACTACGATTACGAATTACAAAGGCTCAAAGTGCTACGGATATTTAGTAGTACGGAGCCTTTTTATGTTATCAACATGCGCACGCCGTTTTTAAGGTGGAAAGTGGTCGCCGAAGCATTTACCTACCCGAGATTAGGCAACTTTTGGAAAGCTAAAAGTGTTGCGGTTAACCTAGTGTGCTATGAAGGTTTGGCTGAAAGTACGGCCACAACGTTAGATCCATTTACGTTTGATGGTGGTACTTATGGAATCGGAATGGGAATACCGTTCGATACACCAAAGTATACGTTCACCAATCAAACTAAATTTAATTTCTACAATCCGTCAATCATACCGTTATTGGCTAGTGAACGACCAGTTACTGTCACTTTCAAAGGTAACGTAGCTAGTTCATTGACTATTAAAAACACAACCACTGGCCAATCGTTTACGTATAAGAAGTCATTGAATAATAACCAACAACTAGACATTATCGGATTAATTCCGATGGTAGATGGTACGCAAAGGTTTGGGAATGATTACTCTGACCGCAGCTTTGTTGATTATGCAATCGGTAATAATGCTATTGAAATTGTTGGTTCAACTGATTTCACTATTTCATTTAAAACGAGGTTCTACTACTAATGTCTAATGTTATATATGTAAAACAAATATCGGTCGATGAAACGCCAGCAATCGTTTATAACCTTTCAATTACAGAAAGTTTAAACGAATTAAGTACTGTCTCATTCACATTAGATGATAGTGTTCAAAATAAAGCTGCAACACTGATGATGTCACCACAGACAATGGTATTAGTTCCCGAAACAGGTCAGTGGTTTAGGTTGACGACCGTTAATCCAATTTCATTGGGTAACACAAGGTCATATCAAGTTGCCGGTGTTCATGTTGGTACAGACTTGCACGATAAGTACGTTGAAGGTAGATTGTCAAACACGCAAAGCTTGGACGCTTGTATGAAATATATTACTGATGGAACAGCGTTCAAGTATGTTACTCATGATACATTCAGCAATTATTCATTTAGCGATGGCTTTGGTGGTGACTTTGCAGATAGTTTGTTTATGAACACGTTAAAAGATGACTTTGGGTTTGAATTTTATTTTGATAATTGGACTATTCATATTTACAAAAAAATAGGTCAAAGCGATCGGTTTGTGTTTATTGACGGTTATAACGCTCACAAAATATCTTGGACAGAAGATTACAGTAACATTCGCACCAAAATAAAAGGATTAGGGAAACAAAACGATGATGGTGGTTATGCGGCTACCGCAGAATACACTAGTCCTAACGCTTCTATTTGGGGTGTGAAACAAGCTGCAACTGTTCAAGATGATAGGTTTACGGATTCCAACTCTCTCAGCAACTACATCAAAGGTCAATTACAAGATTATCCAATTATTCAATACACAATGGAACGTGCTGAGTTCGAACACGGAGCAAAACTATCAGACATAAATAGTATCAAAATGGGTAACTCGGGTCTATTAAAAGATAGATTAGGCGTTGACGTTGATACTAGAATTGTCGGAATGACCTATTACCCACAAGATAGCAAGCAGACCGATACTATTACATTTGGGAATAAGATATTTGATTCTGCTCATAACTGGGCTATGCAACAAAGAGCAAAAGACACCAATGAACATATAGGAAAGTCAGTTAAGCAGTTATCTCAAGACGTGACTTCTATGATGAACAATGGCGTTTGGTATATATGGAGTTAATATGACAGATTGGAATAATAAAAGACCCGGAATAGTAGAAAACGTTAGCGCATTAGGAATAGGGAAAGCTATTTATGCAGCCCCTGATGGAAACAAAGAAACCGCAAGATTACTGATTGCTGCTGACGGTTTTCATTTTAAACCCACCGACTTTGATGACTTAGTTTTACCTAGCTTGTCTTTTGAGTCACCTAAAGGTACAAAATACGATTTGTCGTTCGATGATGACGGTGCATTACTAATCAATGGTATTAAGTACACAATGCCAACTAATCAAGACGATGAAGTCATAAAGGGTAATAAGACTTATGAAGGCCAAACCAAGTTGTCAGGTGGATTACAATTAATGTCACCGAATGGCATGGTGTTCAATGTCATGGTAGATGATGACGGTAAATTAACAACAGAAAAGGAGGTAAGTAATGCTTGATTTGAATTTATCAAATAGCCTTGATCAAAGTTTGCGTAATCAACTGATTAGCAACTTTAAAATTATCGACCAGGCATTAGGCGATAATCAAGGTATTTCACAAGAACAACTAGACAATGCTCTGAAAGGAATACGAAACATCGCCTACACAATCAACGCTGGTAGTGATAAGGGCGAATCATCAACGGAAGTACAATTGATGAGAACAAACATCAATGGTCACGTGTTTGAAACGGCGCCAGAAAGAATTGATGTGATGGAACGGGCGATAAAACGACTGGGAGGTACTTTAGATGTCTAATCAATATTTGTCATTTGACGTGACTAAGCAGTCGACACCACAACAATTAATTACCGGGCGTCAAGGTGATAGCCAGTTGAAATTTGTGACCATGTTATTCTGGGACGGTGATAAGAATGTTCCTTACGATTTAACTGGCAAGCAAGTAGCGTTTGAAGCACTCAAGCCAGATAACACTCACATTGTTGATTATGAAGGCATTACAATTTTAGATGCACCGGCTGGACTTGTTCGTTATAGCTTTAATGAACAAATCTTTTCAGTTGCTGGAACAATGCAACAAGCCTTTTTCAAGATTACGCACACTGATAGTGATAATAATGTGATTGCTGATTCAACAATGGAAGTAGCTATTAATATCCTAGAAAATCGTGTGGAATTTGGTATTAATTCAAAAGATTATCTCAGCGAGTATGATGATTTAATCGCCAAAGTAAAGAAGAAATTTGATGATTACGCGACTACCGTTCAAAATAGCATTGATAAAGCCCAGGCTCTGCATGATCAAATAGTAGAATACACTAATTTAATAAATTCTAATGGCGTGATTAAAAAAACAGAATTTGGGGACATCACTCAACTCAAACAGCCAGAAGGAAAGACGTTCATTGACAAATTGAATAATGAACTTTCTCAAAGAGGGGTTAATGTAATTTGGTTTGGAGCAGTTGGGGATGGAACAACAGATGATAGCGCAGCTATTCAATCAGCCATTAATTATGTCGGCATACAAGGGGGTGGAAAAGTAATATTTCCTCCTTTTCGAAAATTTTATGTCAAATCTACAATTGATGTGCAATCGAATACGGAAATTGACTTTGGTAATTCAGAAATAATTTGGGGCGGGGCAGTAGAAAATAACATTGGAAGGTTCCAAGGAATATTCAATTCGAAAGGAGAAATTTTAGGAGAAAGTTACGAAGTTAATGATGTGTTTTTACATATTGATAGTGATTCTTCTGATTCAACAACCTACTATAGTGAAGACGGGTACTTTACGCTAAGTGATTCTAGCCACTTTAACGTAGGTGACTATTTGTTGTTCAAAATCAATACTGGGAGTTATTCTGTAAATTCATTAAACCCGAAAGATGAAAAATTAGTAAGAATAACTAGAATAGCCAACAACAAAATTTTCGTCGACTATTCTAGCCCCTATAAGTATGTAGATTATAATTACACAGCTACAATTCAAAAAGTAAAACCCGTAACAAACATTAGCTTCAAAAACTTAAATATCATTGATGAAAAAATTATCACTTCTGATAAAGATGTGACACATACTCATTCAGATGACCTTACGTTCGTGTCGGGCATATCTATTCAGTATGGTGTGGATGTTACCTTTGATAGAGTATGCGGGTTTAATACAAAACTACCAGTACTTTTTTTGAATCATTTGAATCGTGTCACTGTTAGCAACGGTTACATTGATTCCGCAGCAGTCGTCGGACCTGGAGAAGGATATTATACTCAATTTAATTATTGTAACAACATAGTTTTTGCAGATAGCCACGCGGTTAACGCTCGTCATCTAGTAGACTTCACAGGATCGTCATATGCAAAGGTTACTAAATCTTCTGGGAGAAAGATGTACTCCATGACGTTTCAACTTCATGGAGCCTATGAGCATCATATATCCTATGATAATACGTCAGGAACATTTAATGCGGATAGTGGAACATCTTTTGGGAATGCTAATAGTTATATCAGTTTTATTAATCATCAAGGATGGATAACTTCTAATGGATATACATCAAATTATTATATTTCTGACTCTGATGTTAAATTAATTCGTGCTTTTACAAGTATAATTGTCAATTCTTCCAAAGTATTGTTGGACTTAGGAGACCAAAAAAATCCTCCTTATATACCAGATATGCGCACTGACGAAAATAAAAAGATGGTTTTTAATCAATGCGATATTGATTTTATGTCGGTTGGTCAGTCCGCAGTAATAGCCAATTATGATGAATATGAATTCAACGAATCTGCTTTACGGGCTAAAAAAGCATCAAAAGATTTAACAATAGACGGTGGTATGCTAATAGATTTTTTGAATGTAAAAAAGATTATTTTTAATCGCAATAAGGAAATATCTAGATTAAAAATAAGAATAAAATCAGATGTTAAGACCAAAATAAATTTTGATTTTTTCGAGAATGATATGAGTTGTTCTGCTGCCACATACCACATTTCGGCAAAAAATCTAACTCAATCTCTTTTAACGGCTAGATTATTTAATAATTCATTTGTTAATGATTACTCAGAAAGTAATAATGTTGATTTAATGAATTTGATTTCAGCAGACGGTAATAGTGATTCCATTCAAAATGTTATTATGATAGGAAATACAATAGATAGAGCAAACTTAGTATCTTCTCGTAGTAATGACAATGATGCGTATATATCCGAAAATAATATTTTAAGAAATTGTAATCGTATAATAGGTGCGGATATAAAGCATCAACATGTCGAGGATGTTGTAATTTAATACTTGTAGGTTAGGGAGGTGAATGAATGCAAATGCCACATGATTTGTTGAGTTGGCTAAGTGTGGGGTCTATTCTTCTGGGTGGTTTGTGGTGGGTATTGAAGAATACCATTGTGAACTCAATTAATGGATTGAGAACGGATATAGCCAGCTTAAAAGATGAGCTAAAAATATCTAATAGTATCACGGATAACCATGAGATACGGCTCACTAAATTGGAAACGTGGAAACACGATAAATGGGAGGTTTGAAAATTGAATAAATTAAAACGATGGGTAGTCGCTTCAATTGGAGCGGTTGCCTTTTTTGGTGCAATGATTACAGCTGTGTCAGCCAATACTAATGGTATTGATGTTGCCAGTTATCAAGGTGATACAACAAGTTATTTCAATTCGTTTAAGCAAGTTGGCGATAACTTCACTATGGTTAAGCTAGGCGGACGTGGAGGTGGTGAGGGAAGCCATTATGTGAATCAAAAAGCCTATGCACAAATTCATAACGCTGATGCCGTTGGTATGCAAACGGGTGGTTATTTCTGGGGTGAGTTCGGTGATTCAGTGAGTGAAGCAAGTTATCATGCACAATTAGCTGTACAAGACGCACAAAACGCTGGATTAGCTAAAGGCAGTTACATCGCATTAGATTATGAAGCAGGGGCTGGTTATAACAAGGCTAACAACACCACAGCCATTCTGACGTTCATGGATCAGATTTACGCTGCTGGTTATAAGCCAATGCTTTATTCTGGTACTTATTATGTGAATGCAAACATTGATTTGAACCGTATCAACGCACGTTATCCAAACGCTTTGTGGTTAGCTTGGTACTCGACCACTGCGCATCAAGCAACGCCACCTATGCAATACTTCCCAAACTATTCTAACGTGAAGATTTGGCAGTATGCAGACAATCACTACGGCGTTGATGGTAACGTGATGGTGGTTGGCTCAATAGATAACGATAAGCCAGCAGAGAAAACAGCTTCAAAGCCATCACGGTCAACGAACACACCAAGCACACCAACTAAGACACGTTATGCAACCTTTAGTGGTGTCTACGTGGCTGATTACTGGACTAAGTACAACAACAAAATGTATGGTGTCAACATTGATATGAGTATTCCAGTGATTGATTACAACAACTATATTCCTATTTCAGCCATGACTTTGACTGATAGATACGGTCATAAGCTGCGTAATCAATACATTCAAGGTAACAACGGACGTATGGAGTACTTTACTTTGAACGGTAAGTACAAAGTTATTTCGCAAACCGCTACAACAATCAACGTTGAAATTGGTGGTGAGCCAGTTTCGATGATGAAGTCGTTTGCAACAATCAAATAAGGAGATCACATGCAAGTAAATAGTATTTCAGATGTTATTATCGCAATCGCTTTGGCGGCTATTCCAATTATTGGTGGTTGGATTGGTAAAGTCATTACTGGTAATAGCAAAGCCACAACGTTGATTAACGTTCTATCACCACTTGCTAAGGCTGCAATCGTAGCTATGCAAAAGTTAGGTGTGACTCAATATTTAGAGGGCGAAGCGAAGAAGTCTGGTGCCGTTGATATCGTCAAGCAAGCGTTATCGGCGCTAGGGTTATCAGACACTGATGAAACACTAATCAAGAACGCTATTGAAAAAGAATACGCTGTATTGATTAATGAGTTGAATCAGACTTATCCTCAAATTACAGAAGAACAAGTTAAGGCACAAGAACAAGCTGAACAACAGCAAAGTGAATTGGCTAAGGCTGATGAATTAGCCAAAGCACAACAGGTATTAGCTGATGCACAAGTAAAGGTTAACACCTTACAAAATTGAATATACTAAAAAACTGCCCGACTGGATTATTTCTGGTTGGGTGTTTTTTAATTTTGGTGATATAATTAATCGAAAGTGATAGAAAGGACTTAAAATGGATAATCGTAATTATAGCTGGGATCCAAATGCTGTAGCTAACTATATAGTTGACTACGCTAATGAGAATGGTAAAACATTAACCAATCTTAAGTTACAAAAAGTTCTCTACTTTTTGCAGGCAGCCTTCTTAGTAGAACATGACTCTACTTTGATGGACATTAAATTTTCGAGATGGCAATACGGACCAGTTTCCCGAGATGTCTATTACAATTTTAATGATCGCGGAGCTTTACCAATCAAAGAAAAAACAGCCGTGTTAAACATGGAGAATTTTTCTTTTTCTGTACCAACTTTAGGGAAAGTTCCTAACGATGTTGAAAGAGACTTGAATCGGTACATTGATTCGTTACTTGCCTTTTCAGCAAGCGACCTAGTAAAAGCAACTCATAGTCAAGCACTATGGGCTGATTACCAAGATGATATAGCCAAACATATGGCACCCGAATATACAGACGAGGAAATTAGAAATTATTTCAATACTCATAAAGAAGATAGAATATGGATATAAATACAAAAACAGTTAAATATGTCAATAATCTATTTGAACAGATGCTGGTTTATGACGATACGAAAGAAATAGAAAATGAAAGATTAAAAAATGCGTTAACTGGAATTAAGAAGATTAGTAATAATTTTCATTCAGCAGTCGGAATCGTTATTTATCAATTAAACGATGAAAAGTGTTCTCTGATTGGTAAAATGTTCATTAAGGAAGAGGCTACGTTTGATTTTTTGTTAAATTCATATGAACTGGAAGATCCAGCATATTTGAAATTCCGTGATTCGGTTATTTTATCATTAGCCCAAAGGCAATATATAAATGAATCAAACCAAAAAGCAGAAAAATCTTCAAAGCGTGTGCTAAAAAACTTGAAAAAAATAAAATCAACAAAAACGGGAATATATAGTGATTTAATTGCCATATTGGGAATATTTACGGCCATAACTTTCGCAACTTTCGGGGCTACGTCTATGCCGTCGTCTGTTTTCTCGCATGTTAGTAATGTGACGGTTTCGAATTTAGGATTTATATTCATAACAGCTGGAGTTTATCTAGTTTGTTTATATGCTTTAATAGCGGTCATGTTCGTTGGGATACACAAAATAATTCATAGTGAAGATATTAATAAACATAATGGTAAATATGATTACCATTTTTCTGAAAATGTTACTGCACCGATTGTTTTGTTTTCATTATTTCTCATTATTTTTGGTTTTGTAATCATTACCATAAACTAGTAAAAAAATAAAAATTTGCCCTCAATCCGCACAAGTGATACCATTAAATAGCCCAACAAACACGGTCGTAAGTATACATTACCGTTTGTCGGGTTTTTATTTGCTATTCTGAGTGAATGATGTTAGTGTTAAGGAGTAATAAAGTTTTTGATTTTGATTTGTTTTTTTCGGAGGACTCTCAGTACCAATTATTTATAATTACAAATAAATTGGTGATTGCACCAAAGGAGAAACATATAATGGAAACAGGAACGGTAAAGTGGTTTAATGGCGATAAGGGTTTCGGGTTCATCACACGTGAAAACGGTGATGATGTCTTCGCTCACTTCTCAGCTATTCAAGGTGATGGCTTCAAGACACTTGATGAAGGTCAGTCAGTGACTTTCGGTGTTGAAAAGGGCGATCGTGGATTGCAAGCTGTTAATATCGTTAAAGCTTAATAAAATATAAAAGCTCACTCAGGTGGGCTTTTTTTATTTGCAAAAAAGAACAAGCGTTCGTATAATGTCATAGAGGTGACATTATGAACTACGACGACAAACTAATCGAAGAAATCAAGAAGCGATTCACTAAACAGAAGAACACCCTGTATTGGGTGCGCATCGTGTATCAAAAATATTCCAAGCAGTTAAATGTGTTCTTTGAATACGCCAAAATAGGTATGGCCACACACTCTGAACAAATAGGTAGGTACGTTGAGTCTGAAAAGGATCGTATGCCTGAATTAGCTAAACGTATCAAGGAAGAGACAAACGTAAATGTAGAACTTGGCGATTTTTCACAATAATTAAAAGTGTTGCTTATATTCATTCTATCCTGTACAATAATCAGGTAATTAAATTGGAAAAGTAATTACACGGCCTAGTAGGATTCCGAGACTGATGTTACACCTACTAGGTTTTTATTTACAGAAAAAGCGGAGGACTAGTAATGAGTAACAATAAAAAATTAGCCGAAACAAAACAAACAGTAAAGAAAGTAGCAAAAGCTACTAAAGATAACACTAAAAAGGTTGTTAAAAACTCTGTCCATGATTTGAAACATGGTGCCTCTGGTATCAAACCTAAAAAATAACACAAAGCAGACGCTTTTGTCTGTTTTTTTAATTTGCAGTTACTAGTATTTGTATAGTACAATTTAATCATACCTAGCAGGGTTCAATTTATTTTCTGTAAACACTCACCCCCAATGTAGAATTATTTGTTTAAGGACACCCTGTTAGGTTTTTATTGTACACAATTATTCCAAATTTATATAAAAATAATGCACATAGTTGTGATATTATAATAGCTATGGGGAATGAATTTTAAGATAAGTTCATCAAATGAAACTCGTTAAAAAGCCGGCTAGAAATTAATCTAGTCGGTTTTTTATTTGGGGAAAATTTGGGGAAACAGTAACAAATATCTAGCTGATTATGAAGCAATATGTTTATTAACAATGCCTGTACAACAGTGTCGAAACGCCTTCAAACATACTTATATAGTAGCCGTTAAGTAATTAATACCCTTAATATTATCCAGATAAATTAAGAGCAAGCTCAACATGGGCTTGCTCTTTTTCCTTTTGGCACGGTATATCAAAAATTGATAACCGATTCGAGATTGAAAGGTTATTTTTGTAATACGTGTTAGGTAAGTGGTTAGATATAATCCAAAAATGACGCATTGGTACCGAAGTAAGTGATCTCGATAAAAAGCGACTA